TTGGTTACATAACTCCCCTTCTCTTTTATGTCTTCTTTCGCTTTTCGTAACGGCACGACAGTTTTATATGACAACCTGTCGGAAAATAACTCTGCATAATTAATTAAAAAATGTAAACTATTTTTTTCTACGTCTAATGTAGGTGAATAGAATTTAATCTTAGCATTTTTCAAGTAATGCAACCAGTTAGCCTTATGTCGCAAGGCGTTTAAATCGCTAATAATTAATTGATATTTATTTCTATGTACATGATCTACAGCTTTAACAAACGAATCGTATTCCCCTGTAAAAACACCTCTTGTAATGTATGGCCTACGCAACACCTCTTCGCAGTATTTATAGCAGCTCTTTACTTCTTCATAGTTCTGCATATAAAACGTATACTTTTGTATTTCTCTGTTTCGCATTATTTAGCCCTCTTAATTAAAG